TGGATGAAGAAAAGTGAGTATCAGCAGCGTTTACCCCACTTTGCCCGTGATTTGTGTCTCGCGGAGAAAAGTCAACGGACCATCGAGAAATATGTCTGTGATGTCCAAAAATTCGTTGACTTCATCCCGGAAAACGAAGAGATCACCAAGGAACATGTCTTAGCCTACAAGGAGAAGATCTGTTCGGGTCAATACAAATCAAATAGCATTAACACGTATATCGTCATTCTCAATCGCTTCCATCGCTGGGCTGAGAAACCGGAGCTCTCCGTCAAGGAAATCAAGACGCAACAGAAATCCAGTCTCTCCGACGTGGTCAGCCGCGCAGATGCCAAACGTCTGTTACGAGTCGCCAAGCAGCGCAAACGAGATGACATCTACTTGATTCTGAAGATCTTTATGACGACAGGGATTCGCATCAGTGAATTGGAATACTTCACCGTAGCGAATATCCAGAAGCACCACTTCAAAGCGTTTAACAAAGGCAAAGAGCGCGAGATCCTGTTAACCCAAGAGCTCGCTCGTGAATTACGAAAATACTGTAAAGATCATCAAATCCGAGAGGGCAAGATCTTTACCTTAAGCACCCCAACGATTTGGCGACAGATGAAACAGACGGCCAGTGAAGCAAAAGTGTCCTTGGAGAAAGTCCATGCCCATAGCTTCCGTCATCTGTTCGCCAAAGAGTTTATGGAGCAATACAACAACGTCCTGGATCTAGCTGACATCTTAGGCCATAGCTCGCTAGAAACGACCCGGATTTATACTCGATCCTCCTTGGACGAAAAGAGAAAAAAACTCGAAAATATGAACCCTCGTAAAAAATGACGGGGCAAAGGAGCAAACCGCATGAACTTCAATGAATTCGTACCCCTCGATGTTGAACTTTTCAACAACCGCAAAATCAAACAGTTACGTAAAATGCCGGAGGGAAACTCAATGGTCGCTTTCTGGATCCAGCTACTTTGCTTGGCTGGAAGTACGCAAGATAATGGTGAAATCTACCTTGCATTGGATCGTCCGTATTCGATCAAGGAACTCGCAATTGAAGTGGAATTTTCGGAAGATTTTATTGAAAAAACGCTGAAAATATTTGAAGAATTTCAAATGATTTCGCGAGAAAATTCGAAAATCTGTATAAAAAACTGGAATTTTTACAAGTCGATCAGCGAGCTTGAATAGCATATGAGCGATGTGATATGGATCAAGCTTTACATCGACTTGTTTGAGAATGTCAAAATCAAGAACTTGGATGCATTGCCCAAAGCGGATACCTACTTTCGGATCTGGATCAATCTGCTGATACTCGCCGGAAAGACCAATAATAAAGGCTATATTTACTTTTCAGAAGATCGTCCGCATACAAATCAATCCCTTGCGATCGTAATGAATCGGTCAAAAAAAGTCGTTGCGGAGGCAATTTCCCTCTTTGAAGAGTTCAAAATGATCGAAATTGAAAACGGATTTATCAAGATTATCAACTGGTCAAAGTACCAAAGTCTGGATAAGTTGGACGCCATTCGTGAGAATAATCGAAATGCGAAGCGTCGGCAACGGAGTAAACAGGCTGCAAATGTCACTGACAATGTCACTGACATGTCATCGAAAAGTCGCACATGTCATGATACAGAATTAGAATTAGATTTAGAATTAGAAAAAGATAAAGAAAAAGATAAAGTAAAGATAAGACAAAACAAAGAGAAAGATAAAGAGAAAACAAAGAAGTTTACTGTACATTCGCGCGCGAAGGAAGAACGAGATGATGTCCATGAACCCCTTAGCGAATCATCTGGAAGAACGACCCTCCACTAACTCCTTACCGAGTCTCCAGTCCAAAGTCGATCGCTACAACGAAGAAGTCGGAACCCTCCAAGGGAACGATTGTCCGATCTGTAGAAACAAGGGCTATATCATGATCCTGGATGATGGCTATACCGCTCTGAAGAAATGCGAATGTCTGAAGACACGTCAAAGCAAGAAACTCATCGAGAAGAGCGGACTCAGGCACCTCATCCAGGAATACACCTTTGAGAAATTCGTTGATCAGGAAACCTGGCAGCGAGTCATCAAGGAAAAAGCGTTGGCCTTTGTCCAAGACACCGAAGAACATTGGTTCTTCATTGGCGGTCAAGTCGGAGCGGGGAAAACCCACATCTGCACTGCTATCGTCAATGAACTGATGAAGCAGGGGAAAGAAGCCCTGTACATGTTGTGGCGCGATGAAATCATGAAGCTCAAAGCCAACGTCATGGAAGGGAATGAATACTTCCAAGCGATGGAAGCATTCAAGACCAAGAAGGTATTGTATATCGATGACCTGTTCAAATCGGAGCGAGGGAAACCACCCACGACATCCGACATCAACATTGCCTTCGAAATCTTGAATGCACGCTACAACAATCCGGAACTGACAACCATCTTGAGTTCTGAGAAGATACTGAAGGAAATCCTGGGAATCGATGAAGCCATCGGTTCCCGGATCTTCCAGAGGGTCGGGAGTTACATGCTCGAACTCAACAAGAACCCCAAAATGAATATGCGACTGCGCGAAAGGAAACAGCAGCATGAATAAATACCGCGAGAACATCGAAGTTTATCTTTACGACCGAAGAGAACTCCAAGCGAGTCGAGATCAAAATGAACAACAATGGTCTGCTATTATCGAGAAGATCTGTGCTAAGTACGAAGGGACGGAAATGGGGAAGTTAATCCACTTAAAGTATGAAATGCGACTCCCCGAGCAACAAATCTTCGAACGACTCAATGTGGAGAAGACGACCTATTATGTTTGGCGAAATCGTTTGGTGAATGAGATTACGCTACAAGCAGCCTATCAACGGTTGATTAAGCCGTTCTAGAAAGAGGGACAATGCAATTTGAAACCTTGAAGTTAAGTGATTTAAAGTATGCCCACTACAATCCCCGGAAGGAGTTAAAACCCGGGGATGCGGAATATGAGAAGATCAAACGTAGTATTCAAGAATTCGGCTATGTCGATCCGATCATCATCAACGCCGATCGAACGATTATCGGTGGCCACCAACGTGCAACGGTCCTTAAGGACCTAGGCTACGACGAAGTCAATGTTGTCCGGGTTGAAGTCGACAAGACCAAAGAAAAGGCTCTGAACATCGCACTGAATAAAATCAGTGGGGAATGGCAGATGGACAAACTGAAGGACCTCTTGCTTGAGCTCGAGCACCAGATCGACTTGGGAGTGACCGGATTTGATGATGAGGAATTCAAGGAACTCCTGGCCAAGATGGATACGACTTCAGCTGAAGAGGATGACTTCGATGTTGAGGCGGCGTTAGAAGCGATTGAGCAACCGAAAGCCAAGCGGGGGGATATCTACCAGCTCGGACGGCATCGGCTCATGTGCGGCGATTCTACGGACGCCCAAGACGTTTTCTTCCTGATGCATGGGAAGCAAGCAGACCTCATCGTCACGGATCCTCCTTACAATGTCAACTACGAAAACAAGATCGACTACCATAAGAGCTTCAAAAACGAGCATCGCAAAAACAACGAGATACTCAATGACCATATGGAGAGTTCGAAGTTCTACGATTTCCTGCTTGCCATGTATACTCTGGCTTATGAGCATCTGAAACCCGGTGGTGTGATCTACGTCTTCCACAGTGATGTCGAACGAGTCAGCTTCCAGGAAGCATTTCGGACCGCTGGATTCAAGTTCTCAGAAAACCTCATCTGGGTCAAGAACTCCTTCAATCTCAGTCGGCACGACTACCACTGGCGTCATGAACCGATCCTGTACGGATGGAAGGAAGGCACTGGTCACTTCTTCGTGGATGACCGTACACAGTCGACGATCTTCGATGATACCCAAAACATCGAGAAGCTCAAGAAGGAAGAGCTTGTCGATCTTCTCTCCAAATTCCTTGAACAAACCCAGACAACCATCCTTTACGAAAACAAGCCGCTCAAGAGTGACATTCATCCCACCATGAAGCCTGTGCCGCTCATTGGACGCTTGATTAAGAACAGCAGCCTACGCGATCAACTCATCTACGAGCCCTTCGGAGGAAGCGGTTCTACGCTGATAGCGGCGGATCAGTTGGACCGGACCTGCTACTGTATGGAACTCGATCCCAGATATGTGGATGTGATCATTCAGCGTTGGGAGGACTTGACTGATACCAAATCTGTACAGCTAAACCTAGAGTAAAAATACTTCTATTCAATCCAATAATTCAGGATATAATATTCCCGAGGACATGCGAACTTCCCCCCCAAAAACTAGAACGCATGTCCTCTTTCTTATGTTTGTTTTGCGAGAGTCATGTTAAAATTATCAAAAGTGAGGGAAGTCTTATGGAGAGAAAAATCATCCTAAGCAGAAAAGGATTTGATTCAGCGAATGGAGGAAAGCCAAGTCCAATTCTTGAGGATGGCACGTTATTATCTCTACCCATTCCAAATAAAGGTGACAATAATAGCTATTCAGAATTACGATATGGAAAGTTCTCATATTATGAAATCATGAGCCATCTAAATGTTGTGAATGAAATCAAGAATTGTAAATGTCACCTTGATCCAGATATTTATAAGCAAGTGAAACCTCGTGGAGATGACTGGGTAGCATGTTTTGGTCAATCAGATGCTGCATTTTCGCACCTCGAAGGTAAAGATGTCAAAAAGGGAGACATCTTTCTGTTCTTTGGTTGGTACAAGCAGACAGTAGAATCAGAAAAAACAATACGTTATAAGAGAGGCGCGTCTGATCAACATATCATCTTTGGATACCTGCAAGTTGGAGAGAAAATTACTGATGAACGAATCAAGGAATTCAGCTGGCATCCACATTCAATCAACCATGAAATAGGGAGAAATGTAATTTACAAAGCAGCTGATAAACTACTGAATACGAGTCACCCCGGATATGGGACATTCAAATTGTCGAAAGAATTGGTGCTAACGAAAGATGGTTATTCTCGATCAAGGTGGGAGTTACCTGACTGCATGAAATCGTCGCCCATGACTTACCATGATGATCGCAGTAGAAAGAAAGACTATTTCCAATCTGCAATGATTGGCCAGGAATTCGTTATGGATAGCACTCCTGAAATTGAAGAATGGATCCTTTCGATCGTCGAGAAAAACAGAGTAGAATAGCGGTAAAATAGCAGAAAAAAAGGGGTCGATTTTTCAGGAAAGTATCGATCCCTTTTTTCATGTCTAAAACCCTCTATTTATGGGCTATAACAAACTTTTCCGGTACGTAATCTAACCTTAGGCTTATATTACATATTTGAAACACGAAATATATCAATATTTAGCACTAAATTTTACTTTGTTTGTACGATGTTTCACAAAAAGTGCTACAATAAAATTACATAACTCGGGGGAGGTGTATCATGTATATTGACCTTCATTGCCATACTCTAAAATGTAAAATTGGAGATCCAGTTACTAGGAGTGTTGACTCGACAAAGTTTTCAGAAGCTATAAAGAATAAGGGAGTTAGCATTGTAGCTATTACAAATCATAATTATTTTGATAAAAGTCAGTACCTTGAATTTTCGAAAGTGAGTTTACCAATCCAAGTTTGGCCTGGTATCGAACTTGATATTGAAGGTGAGACAAGCAAAGGACATTGCATTGCAATTTCTCATCCAAATCAAGTTGATTCGTTTTCAGTTGCAGTTGACACATTGCTTAGTGGTACTAGTCCAGATAAGTTCGTTACGAATTTTGATGATTTAATCCAAGCATTTAGTAACTTGAATGTTCTTTTTATCGCTCACTTTATGAACAAATCACCAGCTTTAAATGATAGTGATATTGAGCTACTTAAAAGCAAAATTGGTGATCGATCTCCATTACTTGTTGAAGTTCAGAATCTTAGGAGCGCAGGAATAATGATTGCTCATAACATTAATACAATCATAGGTTCAGATGTAAGGGATTGGGATAAATATCAAGACTGCGAGCTTCCTGAATTGAAGTTGGATATTGATAGTTTTGATAGATTTCGTCTTCTTCTTAAAAAGGATTCTTCAGTAATTAAGACTTTTGTTGATCAGAAACTGGAAGATGCTCTTGTTGAAGTAAGTTTTCTGGATTGTAGATTAAAACTAAAAATATACAATGACATAAACATTTTTTTTGGAGGAAAAGGTACAGGAAAAACAGAGATATTGAAGGAATTAAAAAAACATTATGAGATAAAAGGAAGCTCTGACGTTTCTTGTTATTTTGCTGAAGAAAGGGACAAAGATTTTTCAAAAATAAGTACAGTAAAATGTAAAGAAGAAGATTATGAGTTACTCAAGCTCGATGATGACACGTCAGTCTATAGCGATTTGTTATCTATTAAAGAGCCAACTGTCACTCCTATGACTCAATTCGTTAAGTGGAAAGAGTCACTAGAGAAACAAGCGCTTGAAAAAAAATTCGGTTTCTTAAGGACTATAATCAGCGGCATCGGATCAGAATCAGTTTATCAGAAATCTTATAGCGAATATGAAATAATCAAGGAATCAAATAAGAAACTCCTAGATCTAGATCTAAGTCAATATCTGACCACTGAAAACGAAAGAATCTTGAGAGACTTAATGAAATTAATGTTGCATAGTTCTAAAGAACTTGTTAAAAAAGATGTATGCGAGTTTTTTGGACAGCATTTAGAAAACAGAACTATTGAAATAATGAAGCAAGTATTCAAATCAAAATCAGGAGTTGAAGCAAAGCCTTCTGGTACTGGACTTTTGAAAGTGTTTAGTAACTGTCAAACAATTAGAACTAAAAGTAATCTGCTATTAAGTACGATAAATACTGGTCCAAAAATTATTAAAACTGTGATTGGGAGTTTACCAGATAAGGGGCATATTTATTTGGAAAAAACTATATCTGTAAATCCCGATACCTTAACTGGAAAATCACAATTCTATAATAAAAGCACAAACATAACGAACCTAAAAAAGATAAAAACATGCATACGTGATATTGTTAAAAATTCGAATAAGGGTTCAGCATATGAAATAAAGACTTTGCATGATTTGCTAGAAGAAAACAAGATAAAAAATTCTAAAGATATGTTCGGGGTCTTTGGAAGATTGCTGAAAGAAACTGGACAAGAGTATACTCCTTCGAATGGCGAACAACACATGTTGATTCTGAGTCATTCATTAATGGATGATACTAAAAATGTTTTTATTCTTGATGAGCCTGAAATGGGAGTTGGACATAACTATATAAATCGAATTATTATTCCTAGGTTAAAATATTTATCTCGAATCAACAAAAAAGTGTTGATATCAACTCATGATGCAAACATTGCCATAAGAACTCTACCTTTTCAATCAATTTATAGGCTAGATTGTGGTGGGAATGTTTACAAAACCTATATTGGAAGTCCATTTCTAGATGAAATGACTGAATACAAGGATCCATCGGATAAAATATTGTGGTCAAAAACAAGCTTAGAAACACTTGAAGGTGGAAAGGAAGCCTTTGGCGAAAGAGGGGAAGCATATGGAAACGACAAATATTGATGTTCAATTAATAGAGAAGAAGGATAGTGACTTCTTAGTTTTTAGATTTGATGAGGATCTAGAAATTGATCTAAATAACTCAGATCAAAGTCAACTTAGAACTATTTTCTATAAAATCGTGCAGTATCTATTTGAGTCAAAAATAGAGTTTACTTTGACTTATCCTGATTACAATAAACAGATTTATATTGAAGTTGCTCAAGACTATTTGGACCAACTTGAAGTCGAACTTGATTCCATTTACGAAAAACTTCCTAATCTAGAATAATTGTTCCTGTTTTCCACTCCGGTACTTACCGGAGTTTTTTTGTATGGTACCGTTTCAATGTGATGAGGTGATACTTTGGCGAAGAGTAAATGGGAATCAGTTCAAGCCAAACTACACCTAATCGAGAAGTGGGCTCGCGACGGAATAAGTGAGGAGAAGATTGCCAAAAACCTTGGAATCTCTGTCACTACTCTGGAAGTCTATAAAAAGTCTCAACCCGAGTTAATGAAGGCCCTTAAAAAAGGGAAAGAAACCCTAATTACGGAGCTTGAGAATGCTCTGATCAAAAAAGCCCTTGGATATGACTACGAAGAAAAGAAAGTCTATACAAAAACTGAATCCGGACAATCTGTGACTTATACCGAGATTACCAAGAAACATCAACCTCCTGATACTGGAGCATTGTTCGGACTTTTGAAGAATAAAGATCCCGAACATTACTCGGATAATCCTCAGATGCTGCAACTCAAGAAACAAGAGTTGGAACTAAGAGAACGTTTAGCAAAACAAGGGGACTGGTAATGGCAAAATACCAGGTCCTCTCTGATTTTTATAAGGGTCCAGAATGGATCAAACTACGTAAGCAACTCATGTTGGAGCGAAGTAGTTCAATTAAAGGATTAGTGTGCGAGATCTGTCATCAACCGATCCTGCGGGACATCGAATGCATTGGTCACCATATCCAAGAACTCACACCTCAGAATGTCAATGATGTACAGGTGAGTCTGAATCCAAAGAACATACTGTTGGTACATCACCGCTGTCATAACGCGATCCATGAACGCTTCGGACAAACCACACTACAACGGGTCTATATCGTCTATGGACCACCGCTGTCCGGCAAGACCAGCTTCGTACGTAGTAATAAAGGACGCAAGGATCTGGTCTTAGATCTCGATGAACTGTATCAAGCGATAACACTACTACCTGCCTATGACAAACCATCAGAGCTCAAGATGAATGTGTTTCGAATCCGTGATGAACTCTTGGATCAAATGAAAATACGTATGGGTAAGTGGCAGAATGCCTGGATCATAGGTGGTTATCCACTGCAGTCTGAACGTCAACGCATCGCAACCGCACTCGGTGCTGAGCTAATCTATGTCGAAGCGTCTGAGGAAGAATGTCTTCGTCGTTTATTTGAAGATAAGGATAAACTGCCGTTTCAAACGGAATGGCAGAAATATATCCACGATTGGTTCCAAGCATTTCGGCCGGACTCCCCCCCGGTCGAAATGTAGGATCCACGTCTGGGAACTGGACAAGGGACAACGGATGCACGCAAACCAAAATTTTGAGATTTCATCCCACGTTTTGGAAAAAGTCGTGAAACTGAATCAACATCAAGAAACTCCGGAAAGAAGGTGAGAGAATGAGCGAAAAATTAACCCAACAGTCGGAACTTGAAAAGCTGAAGGAAGTCTTCAAGAAAGTCGATCCCGACAAGCAAAAACTCGTTGAGAAGCTCATTCATGAAGCCGCCTTCCTGGCCGATCAAAACGATCACTTACGGTCCTTAATTCAACAAACTGGGATGATTAGAACCCATCCGACCAATAGCAGCCTGCAGAAACCGACGGAAGCCGGGAAACAGTACCTGCGTAACCTTCAAGCCTATTCAGTGGTTATTAAGACTCTTGGAGCTGTACTGACTAAGAATTCGATTGAAGAAGAAGATGCCTTTGATAGCTTTCTGGATGATGACGACGACGAATGACCTTTCTTGAGGAATACATTCAAGCGATTGAGATCGGTGAAATTCTTGTTGGCCAAGAACTGGAAACGACGCTGAAGCAACTCCTGAAGGAGACCCAGGATCCGCGATATCGTTACGAACCCAAACGAGCGAAGAAGCGTATTCAATTCATTGAACGTTTCTGCAAGCACACCAAGTCACCGTTTCATGGCAAGCCGTTCAAGTTGGAACTCTGGGAAAAAGCGTTCATCGAAGTCATCTATTCCTTCATCCGCGTCGCGACCAATAAACGTCGCTTCAAGCGTGTCATCTTACTTATCAGCCGCAAGAACGGGAAATCCACCCTGACTGCGGCTTTGGCATTCACGGAACTCATGATGGGAAGTGGTGGATCGGACATTGTCTGCTCTTCCAATGACGATGCACAGGCTTCAATCATCTTCTTGGAAATCGGGGCGATGCGGGAAATGTTTGACCCGTACAACAAGCGGACCCACAAGAACTTACGCTGGATCCTCAACAAGAAAAACAAAAGTAAAGTCTTCAAACTCTCAGAGAAAACCCATAACAAAGAAGGCTACAACATCGAGTTTGGAATCCTGGATGAAAGTCATGAAATGAAAGACAACTCGATTGCCAAACCGATTGAACAATCCCAATCCACCAAAGACGAACCGCTGTTCATCAACATCACCACCGAGGGATTCATCAATGATGGTTACCTCGATAAAGAGCTTCAATATGCCCGTCGGGTGATGGTCGGTGAACATGAAGATGATACCTTATTGGCTTGGCTTTACACCCAAGACAGTGAAGCGGAGATTTGGCAGGATGAGCGATCCTGGGTGAAGTCCAATCCGTCCCTGGGTCTGATCAAGAAAGTGGACTACCTCCGCGATCAGATCAACAAAGCCAAGATGGATAAAGGCGATCGGATGTATGTGTTGGCCAAAGACTTCAATATCAAGCAAAACAACGCTGAAGCTTGGTTGATGGAACAAGATTACGTCAACACTAATACGTTCCAACTGGAAGACTTCATTGGATGCATCGCTCTCGGAGCGGTTGACTTAGCGGAAACAACGGACCTCACCTGCGCCAAAATCCTCTTGATGAAAAAAGGCGATCCAACCAAGTACATCCACACCCGATACTTCATCCCCGAGAGTAAAGTGCTCAAAGGGACGATCGAAGACAAGAAGGACTATCTGGATTGGGCTCGCCAGGGACTCATTGAAATCACCGAAGGGAATGAAGTGGATTTGTCTCGGGTTGCGAAATGGTTTGTGGATCTCTACAAGAACTACAAGATCCGAACCTACAAAACCGGGTATGACAATCGCTTTGCGAAGACGTGGCTGACGTCGATGAATAACTACGGACTCGATACCGAGCGCGTGGATCAAAACCGCTTCACGCTGTCCAATCCGATGAAGTTGCTTGAAGCGGACTTGAAATCCAAGTTGGTTAATTACAACAACAATCCGATCGACCGATGGTGCTTAGGGAATACCGCTATCAAGATCGACAACTTGGGGCTGGTCATGCCAGTGAAAGTGAATGACATCCGCAATCGACGTATTGATGGTGCCGTCACGAAGATCATTCTCTATGCGATGTGGCAACGTTATCGTACCGAATACCTGGAAAGTCTGAGATGAGGTGAAAGAGATGGGATGGTTTGATAACCTCGTACAACGCTTCAATAAACCCCCGAATGGATCGAGCCAATTGGCCATGATCAATGGAAATGTTCCAATCTATGGGCAGTTTGGTCAGAATGTCT